TAATTTGAGCCTGATCTTTCGTAAGGACGAAGACCAAAAGCTGCATCTATATTAGCCATAATTTGTCTCCTTTAGACTATTGAGTGGTAAGATAGATCTTGCTCATCAAGATTTTTTATTACCACCAAAAGTAACCCGAGATTGCCTTTCTTTCGAAATAGGCATGGAAGGGTGCTCTTCCTTCATAAGATCGTTGTCAACGGATTGCTGTTGATCGTTAGTTAAATTAGCGAAATATTCATCTCTATCTTCTTTAACTTCAATCGGGCAACGCATTAACATTAATCCACCAACTGCTATGATGCCTTTAAACTTACCATCGGATAATACCGGTAGGTCCAGTCTATCAGGATATTCATCTGCTCTCACAGGTTCATAACCTGATCTGATTCTAGAAGTGACATTCTTATCGTCTGTCATTCCTCTAAATTCAAACCTTACCCACCTATGGTGATAACCTTCGGGTGGTTCTGGGGCTTCTAAGTTAGAAGGTGGAACCCAACCTCTTTTACGAGCTTTTACTTCACGGGTTTCGTTTTTGCGTGAAGTTGTTTTTTTATTTGAATCAGTCATTTACGCCTCCTTCACGTGTTTTGCGTACTCTTCAAGTGGCACACCAAGTTTCTTTGCTATTGCAACCTGTGAGGGTGTGAGTCTCACAACTTTGCGTCCTGTTTTAGTCGATCGATTTGCAGAAGCAACAGCCTGGACGGGTTTGCTATTACTACTATTTTCCTCTACTTTACTATCTTTAAAGCGATTGGGAAACTCTTTTTTAATTCTTTTGTCTATTTCTTCATAGTATTCATCAGATGTAGGATCAAAACCTTCTTGATCAGTTAACTGTTGATGTAAACCATAAGCGGCATAAGTCATTACTTGGTCTTCCCCAAACCATGGATTATCTTCAGCCCACTTAACAGCTTTAGGATCCGGTTTAGGAGTTGGTCTTGGAGAAGGTGCTGTGTTAACAGGCGTTTCTCTAACCTCTTTATTTTTTTCTAGTTTTATTTTTTCTCTTCTAACCCTATCTTCTTCTTGAGTTAAAGCAGCTATCTCTCTTTGATACTGCACTTGAGCATCAACATCTCCATTTGTTATAGCATTTTTTAAATTAGATTTTGCAGATTCAATTTGAGAAGTAACTCGCGCTGTAATATCTTCTACGTAAGCACTATTACTATTAGTAAATCTTGTATTTAATTTTTGATTTTCTTCGTAAACTTTTTTAGCATACTCTATTGCCGCCTGTTCTTTACGTTCAGCTTCACGCATTTTGCGAGTAAGCTTATCAATACGTTTTTTAACAGTAGCACTATACTCTTCTAGTTCATCTTTATTTTCTTTTGTTTCCTCAGGTTTTTCTTCCTGAACTTCAATTTGTGTTTCTTCTTTTGGAACTTCCCTAATATTACTTTCCTCAACAGCTATATCTTCTTTGCTATCTTCTTCTTTCAATGTAATCTCAACGTCGTTTCCAGAAGTATCTAATGGTATTAATTTTTCTTCAGCCATACTATTCTCCTAAAATAAACTCGCTGGCAGTATATCTTTTGGATGATCAATGACGGCCAGTATTTCATCATCATTCACTATTCTAAGCTCACCACCATCAATACGAATTCTTGATCCTGCATATTTAGTAATGAGTACCCAATCTTCTTCTTTGCACCACGCACCATTAGGAAATCTATCCTTGTCTTTATAACAGTCGGGTCCTATTTTTAAAACTTTACAAACATTCGTAGACACCTGAGCTTCTGCTACAGTCTCATCTGTTAAATGTAATCCAGCTTTAGTTTTTTTCTGTAGAAGTAAAGGAAATAAAACAATTCTAAATCCAGTAGGCTCTGGAACTTTTTCTACTTCTTTTTTGGTACGGTAAGGTTTTTCGTTAATATCTATAATACTAGCGGGTTTTGGTTTTAGTAAAGTCGTCTTCGTCATAGTGCTCCTGTTTTTTTAGCAGGTCCGTGAGTTCCTGTACTATTTCGTTATAAGCGTGTAATTTCCCAAGAAGATATTTATATTCTTCAAAATCTTTTACACCCTTGCTTATAACGTCATTAACTTGTTCTTGTCTAGTTTTTATTATTTTTTTCGTATAGTCAATTATTTTTATAATATCCACTAACCTATTCCTTTCATAAGATTTGCCATGTCATTTGCTCTATTAGGGGTTTGTTTTGCCCAACGTGAGTCAAGCATCTGAACCGCTGCTTCTTTATAATCAGGCGGATCTTGTTGAAGAGCCTTCCACATATTACGGAACTTTGAGACTCCAGATTTTCCAAGCTGGAATACCATTTCTATAATTATAATTTTTGCATCATCACTGATGTTTGCTTTACCACCAGAAGGGCAGTTATCAATAAGATCTTCTGCACCTTTTATAGCGGATTGTAAATCATGTTCCAATATAGTCATAAGAAATTTTTCTTCATATTCTTTATCATCTTCCCAAAAGTCTTCGACGCAGAGGTGTCCTACCCCCACTGTTCTCTTACCTAAGGTATCTAGGTATACCTTGTTTCTGTAGCCCTCGTGTTTTTTTACGGAAGCTAAAAGTTTTTCCATGTTCATACATACACCTTTGTTACTGGTCTTTTATTTGCCAACATTCTACCAAACCCTCGTGGTTTGACTTTGACAAAACCGCCTTTCCTTTTTTTAATAATTTTATTTCCATGTTCTTTAGCAAATTGTTTCGCTACTTCAGGTTCATTTGCATACAAATATGCTCTTTGCTTTGCAGATCTAAATGGCATTATCTAAAACGCCTTGTCTTCTTTGCTATGTTTTTAGGTTGTTTAGAAAATTGTTTTCCTTTTTTCTTAGCTTTTCTTTTAGCTTTTGTAGTAGCAGCATACTCCTGTGAAGATAGATTTTTTATTGCTGCACTTGGCAAATAACGCTCGCCAGTAACACTTGATTTTTTTCCAGACTTTGTTCTCCATTTTTGCTTACCCCAATCCTTTAAACTTTTTTGTGACTTCGCTAAAGCCATTACGATTTATAACCACCACCTGCTTTTTTATAAGCCTTAGCCATTGCCTGGGCTTTTCTTGCTGACCATTGTCCCGCAGCAGTCCCGTGTGAAGCTTGTGATTTTATACGATTAAATATTTTTTTACGTAGTCCGGGTTTAGTATAGTTGCCAGCTTTGTTTACAGTAGATTTCTTTTTTGTTTTAACTGCTCCACCTTTTTTAGCTTTGATAACTCCTCTTCCAATTAAAACATCCTTACGAGTTACTTTACCATCACCACTTAAATCTGTTAGTTTTCTTTTAACCATTACTTACCCCTCTTAAACAAACTCATTGCTGCTGGTCCCGCCTTCACACCAAATGAAACTGAGCAGGCCAGATATAATAAATGTTTATAATAATCCGGAAGTGAGTGCAGTGCCTCAAACCCAGCTTTTATATGTGGTGTCCATCCAGGCACAAAAACAGCAATCGCTGGAGCCAGTAGGCAAATTAAAATTAGCTCATCTTTCCACGAGCCTTTCATTTGATCTACCGCTGCTGCCTCCCACTTAATTTTTCCGGCAGCTAAATCTTCTTGTTTCTTTTTTTCTGCTTTAATTTGTGCGATCTTAACTTCGCCTTTTAATTTCTTAGTTTCTACGAAACCCCTCACGGCGTCTGTGGCCACGCCTAATAAGGGCTTCGCTAATAATTGCCACACCATAAAATTATATTGCTCCGATTACAATAATCACGATCACTGCAACAATAGCCGCCTTGATCCAGTCTTTCATTTTCCAATCCGACCATTCTTTCAAATGATCCCATAGATCTTTTAGTAGATTCATAAAAACCTCCTTTAAAAAAAGCAGCTTATCTTAATTTACGATTAAAATAAACCTTTGAACGGTACTTTTTTAATTTGTACTTTACTGCGTTGGCCCTTTGGTCCAGCACCTAAATTTTGTTTTACTTTTGGTCCTTCCATAGTAGCACTGTAAACATCCGCTATTGCAGTTTTATTTACATGAGGACCTGCATAAGGATTCATGTCACTAGAAACTGTCATTTTAGCATTTGGATATAGTGAACCATTTATAAATTTTGGTTTTGGGTTGTTTAATGCCATGTTATCTCCTTTAATGATAAGTTATCTTTTCAGCTTCTATTATAAAACTTTTATTAGCAAAATCAAATAAGTTTTCTGCTTCTATTACACCTACTTCTTCTACTAATATTAG